TCATTGTGCCTTCTTGGTTCTCCGCCTTTTTGGCGCCTTAGCAGTAGATTCAAATGTGACCGCTTTCGGTGCTTTTCTTTTTCTGCTTCTAGTTTGGCCTATTTGAAACAGAAATTTTCTTCCCAGAGAATGCTGCTCTAGATCCATTGAAAACCTTTCTGTAAGATCTATTGTCCAAAATTGATACTGGGCATAAGGGTCTTCTGGCTCTTTTTGATCCCCTTTCCCAGGGCATCTGGTTGCTAGTGAATTTAAGTATCTATATTGATCTTCTATGTTGTTAGGGGCTTGTATAACCCCAAGATTCCAGCTATCCAAAATTGTGGAATCCATGTTATGAATGTGTGCTAGAACCTCTGGATTTAAATCAACTATACAAAGCTGCAAAATGAGAGATAGCTCCCACTCCTCCACATGTCTGAGGTACTGTTTAAATTCAGTGGCATTATAAACATTAGGCTCTGCAGGCCCTGTTCTCCTCATGGATATTGTAAAGTTAGTACCTCTAGTATTATCTACAGCAGTTACAAATAATTCATTTCCCCAGCAAATGCCATTGTTAATGCCTTGGGACCTTTGGATCCAATAGGGCCTGTTAAATATTTGCTGGTCACTACTTACAAGAGATCCACTTGGAGTTGTGTAATACACTGATGGACCTAATGGACTTCTAGGGGCTCCACCAGCCGGGGGCAAGTAAAAATCGCTGGGACTTACTGCATTTGGAATGGCATCTCCTGAGTACCCTGCTCTTGTCCAAATATGCCTAGCATACATTTGTTCTCTTTTTGCATAAAAAAAACAAGAATTGCCATAAGGCTCTCCAGTAATTTTTAGAAAGTCAGGATACTTAACTGTTTGGTTAACTATGTCTAGTGGTACTCCTGACATATCTTCTTGCAAAGCCTTAAAATTCATGTTGCCAAACCCATAATCACACATCTCTCCATCCTGAATAATTGTGTTCTTTAGTTCCAAAGGTGGGCAATCCCCAGTTTGGGGGCCTGGGTCTTGATCAGAACAAGGAATAGCTTTATCCCAGTGCTCTCCATGGCATGGTGTGCAGCCAACAATGAGCATTTGCACCTGTTTAGGGTCAACTGCACAATTTTGTCTGTCTTCAGTACCTGTCACATTATATGTACTGGGGTTTTCTACATCTTTAAATTTATTCCACAAGGGGTGACCACTAGCTCCAATTCCAAGTGGTTGTCCTCGGCAGCACTCAATTCCTCTGAGTCCCCAAACCAATCTTTGATTTTCAGGGTTATAAACATTTGGATTGGGGAAAGTGAACTTATTAGGGTCAGGGAATTTCAGTCTGAAAACTCTGAACTGACTGCCTGAAACCTTAGGCACAGTCACTTTATCTTCCACTTTAATGTCAAAGTAAGGGTGGCCAACAGTCAGTAAGCGTTCAGTATTTGTATGGTAGAAGATATCAGTCCGCGTCACATATTCGTCAGTGTCTAATATCCTGGCCACTGGGGTTGGGGGTGGCAGGTAGAGGCGTCCTGATGAAGGTAGCCAAAAAGTAGACATCAGTGCCTGCAAAATATTACAGAAATCTGCGTTTACGTCTTTTTCTTCTCAAGAATAGACTAGGATGAAGGTAAAAAGTGGCCCCAGAAGTACCAAAATCTATTATTACAGGTGGATAAACATCAGGGTAGATAATATCTGGCTGTCTGGGATCTTTATCTCTGTGAGTAACAATACTTCCTATATCTTCTACAAATAACTTTGCAGATCCTGGAGGTAACGAGTCAGATATTGTCAAAATCCTAGAATTTCTGCCACCTGTTACCTCTAGCCTTGACCTTGCAAAATCTTCTTCATAGTCATCAAGTAAAGTGTCTTCAGAAAACAAGTCTGTGTCTGGGATTAACGGTTCCTCCTCTGGCCCAAATACCACAGCTAGATCAAAATCTGAGTTAATCAATGTGCTCTCAGCTAGAGGCTGCACAATAGCACTTTCATTGCTATGCTGTCCAAGTATCTGCATTTCCACATCCTCTGTAGGATTTATAGAGCTCAAATCAGTGTAATAATGCATATGGCCTCCTATTTGTATTCCACTCCTGGTTTTAATTGTACCTTTCTTTCCTAACCTGCTTACTCTCACGTAGCCCTCACGCTCAGACAATATAGGCTTGCTCAATCTGATAACATCTGTGAACTCCTCTGCAGGGGCGGCTTGGACATTGCTGACCTCTTGTTCAAAAAGTAGGCTGACTGTGTCATCATAGGCTGGATTGTCAAATTCCCACTGTACCAGTTGGGATGGCTGAGTTAAGAACCGCCTATCTGTGATTTTAACCTGCTGCACAAGTTTTCTGTTATACAGCCTCCTTTCAAATTTATTCAAAATTTGTCTAAAACTAGTATTGGGGGTGCTTGTTTTGGGTTCTGTGGAGGATGTGTTAAATTCTGTCAATGGAATTTCTTCAAATTCTCCTGAAGTCTCTCCTCCCACTATTTCTCCACCAAATCCATGCAAAATGTAAATGTTATCAGTGGCTGATGTTTCTGCTGGGAGCTGAGTACTTGATACAAAAGCATTAAAAGCTGGGTTATTATGTCTACTAACAGTGGTTCGGGTCCTGGGTGTAGGATGAGGTTCAGGAGTCACTTCCAAAACTGGTGGTTCCCCTGGTTGATCAATAAGAACAGGTCCACCCCCATTAGTGGGAGGTGGGTGAACCTCTGCAATCACTTCTACTTCTCCACCCCCTATGCTTGTGCTACCTGTGTCCTCTAGGAGTGGGATTATTGCTGAATCAGGATTTACAGGGTCAATGGGAGTTATAGATGGTCCCAATGCATCAACAATAACATTTGGTCTGGCCACATTAGGCCCTCGTCCTCCAGTGACACCTCCCCCCAAGCGTGTGTAGCCACCCTGTCCCCCAGTCCCTTTCCCAGTGCCTATGCCCAGTGTCCCAAAATAAAGAAAACTGCTGAACCATTTTAATAATCTGTCTGCAAGGGTGTTCTGTTCTTGTTTATTGACAACATCAGGGATGCAATCTCCCCCCAGTCTGCAAGAGCGATACAAATCATCTGCGGAAGCACGCTTACGGCGAACAGGAGCCTTCACCATGTTACAGTACCAATATAAAGTGCAATACAAAACTTTAGGGTAATGGTTAAATATGGGCAAAAGGAAATGTACAAGGACCTGTACAAATAGCAGCAAAATTGGCTTTAGAAGGTGTCAAGAGCTCCATAAGCCCATGTGACCCTTTTTGGCATTTTGACTTTATTCAGAAATTCATTTCTCTGAATTGTGTCAGCAAAACCTACTAACATCCTGTTACCCCCTAGTCTATCTGTACTATGCCCACTTATCCAAGTAAATGTTGTGGTCATTGATTGAAAATAAGCAGAATACCGCAACCTGCACCTACGCCTCCAGCACCTTAATACATTAGGGGAACCTTTAACAAGCAGAACAGGGGGATCCCGAGCCTCACTTATAAGTCTAGCAAGTCTTGACGAAGCTTCTCGCGGAGGGAGTCTAGATCTTTCTCCCACTTGCTCAGGAGATGGCGGAGATTGTCCTCCAGGTTCTGTCCGCGACGAGTCCGACGATGACCCCCTGGACCCCGACCTCGCGACCCGTCTTCCTCGTCGTCCTCTTCGTCTGGGCCGCTTGGCTGGGGATCTGGATCTGGAACTCCTTGAGGATCTCGAGGATCTCGAAGATCCCGATCGCGATCGCGACCTCCTGTGAGATAGTAGGCTGGATACCAACGGGGCCCGGTGCCTTCTGCGGGTTGGGGACGCGGGTTGTCGGGGTCTGGCTGCAGGGGGACCGGCTGAGGAGGCTTGGGGGTCTTCCCTGGTGGAGGCTGTTTCGGGTCCGTGTCGGGAGGACCCTGTAGTAGAACTGGTAACAGGAGCAGAAAATTGCATGTTTTCAAATTGCACTTCCCACTGTCCATTCCTAGAGTACAAATCTGCATCTTTCTCAAATAACACATAATATTTCTTTTCTCCCTCATGATCTACATAGTAAATCCCATAATAATCCACCTGACTAGGCACCTTATGCCACCCAGTGTCATCTTCATAATATATATCTCTCCACATTGTATAAATCATTGAATTATAAGCATCCCCATCATAAATAACAGTCACAGATGCTGGCCTTTTTTTAAAAGTGTCCTCAGGTGCAGCTTTGTATGTTTCTCTACTTGAATCTGTCAAAGTCCACTTTTCAGTCCCATATGCAGAGTCTTTAAGTCTCTCCAAAACCAGAACCATTTCAATAGCATTTTTGGCTCTGGCCTCTGACACTGCTGTAGGGGGCACTACCTGAAGGCCCATTCTTGTAATACCTTTTTTCCTTGCAACAAATAGCAACACTTGCTCTAGTCTTACAGTTTGCCAATGTTCAATTTGTTTATCTATTGTTTGAACATCAGACTCATAAATCTCCATCAGCTTTTCTTGCACAACATCGAAACGGGCTTGGAGGTTCTCCATCTTCCTCTTCTGGATAGGTCAGGCCTAGTGTTTTCCAAAGCCTTGTAAAAAAAGATTTCCAGCTAAGTTCATTTAGAGCAAAAACAGCTGAACCATCATCATTAAAAGGAAAAGGGTTAGGAAATTCAAAAAATGTTATCCTGCTATGCAGATAAGTGTATTTTTCATCTGATGGGACATTAATATTAGTTGTAATTAATAAAGGGGGAAAGGAGACCTGCACAGGGGCCCTGTGTTTGCAGTCTAATGAAACTGGATTGCCATCGAGCCCATTTCTCAAAAATGTGTCAAAATAAGTCCATGTAGGGCCTGTGGCATCATCTAACACAGCCAATTTTGCATTTTGTAAAGGCTGCAACCAAAAATGGCTTTTATAATTCACATATGAAATAACAGACCCTCTTAGAGTTTTAAGCAGGCTCATAGCAAATTGTGACTTTCCAGTATTTGGAGCACCATAAATTGTCAGACAATTTCTTTTAGGAAGCCCATGCAGAAAATCTTTAAAAGCTGTAAGAAAACTGACAAAGTTAATATTTTGATATCTAATAAACTTAACAATATTCCTCCAGTCGCCCCCGTCTTCTATCAGTTCTATAGATTTCCAAATCCATTGGGACATATTCATTTCTCTCATTTCAGCCTGTTTATAATATCTAGTCATTTGTGCACACTCCTTTACATGTTTCACTTGATTATTACATCTCAAAAAAGCTGCAGCATTTGGTTCCTCTGTAGCTAATCTGGCATAATAATAAGCAATTTTAGACTCATCAGTCAGATCATGATCATATGCCCACTGCACCATAACTGACAAGTCAAACGGCGTCTCCTGAGCTTGAGTATGAGTAATAAGAGTCTGTGCTGCAACCCAGTCTGGCATAGGCCCCCAGGAAAATGCATTAGCTGAGAGGCCGGATTTCCACCAAAAGACAGCAGCTGGTACACTTTTAATCTTAGGAGGCTCCAACAGCAACTGTATATCCTCCACATCCAGTAAAGAGCAAACAAGCTTTTTCACAGTGTCTCTGCTTTTTCCACTTTTAAACTGGAACAAATACAGGCCTAAACATCCCAGGCTGCAAGTTTTGCAGTTTAAATAAAAGTAGTCACAGTGCTGTTGAAACAAGGTTTTTGAGGCTTCCAGAACATCATCTCTTGCTCCAAACACTGCAGCTACCCAGTTACTACAGCAAGTTTTATTACTTTGAAAAGTTCTTGTTAAAGATGTAAAACTAACATCAAAAGCCTTCTTGAACTTGGCTAGTTTTCCCGCCTTTTCATTGCTTGTTTGCAACAGCTCTTTATAGTCTCTATTTTCTTTGTCCCGCCCCTTTTGCCGTTGGGAAGTCGGCAAGCTCCCGTAGCCCTCTGACCCATGATCAAAGTGAGAATTTTCTACCTCGACCACCTCTGCAGCATTATCTTCAGCATACCCACTGTCGTCTAAGTTCCGTCTCTTAGCTGGTCGGTGTCTAGCTGGTGTTGTGTTACACTGACTGCTAATCTCTTGTAACACCTTTCGAGATGTTAGGGGAAGCTTTCGTTTTACACTTTCAATGTGGCTGCTGAATTCTGCAGCTTGCTGTTTCGCAAACAGTTCTCTGGAATTCCCCTGGTCACAAACTGAATTATCTATCAGGTCAGACACATCTGACTGGCTTGTTTCATTGTCACCTGCATCCTCAGAGCCATCACTACAGTCTGCTTCAGTCAGTAAAAAATCAGTACCTTTAACGTTGGCCATTACTGAATATCACGCGTGCACACCGTCCACAAAGTAGGCTGAGCTTGTCCCCAATCAAAGACACCTCCAAAGAGCGGATGCCTTCCTCAGTTGCAGCAACGAAGAGATGCAGCTCTTTGTTACAGCCAGAGCATGATGTGGCCACTCTATATGGAAACTGGAGCGCCGCCTCCGCCTCCTCAGGTGACATTGTTTCGTTACATTCTAGACTTACAGGACAAACAATCTGTTCCAAATCTAGAGCAATATCACTAATTGTAGGTTTGTCCCCTCTCATCTTACAATACAGCAAAACCTACACACGCCACGCCAACTGCCTCTTACTCTATGCACAGGCTTTCTTTCTGACAAGAGGTCAAGTTTTTCCAAGTAAGATAGCAGTCTCAAGCAACGCAAGCACCTCACAATTAGGTCACCTAGATGCACTCTTTTCTTCAACAGATCTTTTAGAGTCAAGGAAAACTCATAGTATTCAGACAATTCTTTGCAAGCATTCTCTTTTGCACAGCAAGCACAAATTCCATAAACAAAAGAATCTCTCCAAATTAACTGCAGTCTCTTATCCTCAAAGCCACAAAGCTCAAGAAAATCCAAGAACTTATTGCAAAATCTGCACTGCACCAAGCAATCCTCGAAAGGAATCTTTAAAAAAGCCGCATAAGCTCGGATGGTGCGAGGCTGCTCCATCCTAGACCCTTTGCATAAACCCCTCATTTATATATGCTCCGAATCCGCTCCCACACCGCTTTTGATGCAAGTCAAAACTTATAAGAGAAGATTGTTGTTAACAATCACAACTTACAGTTGGAAGAGCTTTTCACCGTTTTCGGTGCAAATGTGCTGCCAACCTTGTGGTTTGGCTCTGAGCCAGACTACTGAGAACTGAGAAGAATGGCTGGATTTAAACACCTGCAGCAGCCTCAAGGCAGTGTATTTTCGTGACTAGGGAAACTATGCATGCACACCCTGGAAGTTGGGTGGGGTGGTCGTGCATATCTAGGATTATCAGGGAGGGACTCAATATTGGCAGTTAAAAGCCCTGCTGACGCACAATGCGGGTCTTACTAATCCCAAACAAATGCGCAGACACATGTTGTTGGCTTATTAGAAACATTTATTCACAGTTTAAATCAGGTTACAGTTCACAGCTTGCCAAAACACATACAATGAC